TATTGATCCGTTTGAAAAAACATTCTTTCAAACCAAACTGTCATTCTACCGGAGCCTGCCGTACTATCATCACCAGGGATGTTAGCTACCATATAAGTATAATTGACAATAGCTTTAATGGCATTAGGGATACCAGAACCTTGAATATCTAAATTTAATTGAGTTCCTGCTACGAAGGTAATAATTCCATTTATGGGATTGAGTACTACATTAACGGTAGAACTAAAACTACTCTGAATAATGTTAGGTCTTCTCAATTCTACTTTAATATCGACCGGAGTAACTAATGTATTGTTAGGTCCTGGCACACCCACCGCAGGAACAATCACAGTTTCATTCCAAGAAACGTTGGTAAATGCTTTGGTTTTGATATCGTCAATAACACCAATGGGGGCGGTACCATTGCTAATGGTAGCCATCACTTGATTACCGATTACGATTAGTTCTGCAAATTGACCGGGCTGAAATTCAGCGGATGGGTCGCAAATAAAACTGACGGGAAGTGTGTTCCCTACTTGTACTAGTCTTAGCATGAGTGTCCTTCATCACCTATACGGCTCTAGTAACCTATATAACGATTGTATTAGAATTTAAGCAGGCTTCAAATCGTCGTAATTAAATAATTCCCCATGGATTAGATGGAGTGATTTTTCAACGATAATACATGCCTGTGTGACTGTTTGCTGTAACGTAGGGTAATCCATAGTACCACTACCATCAAAAAAAGTAGCTTTATCGGGGGACAGAATTATACTAATATTTCTATTTCCAACAGCATTTTCAAATAAACTTGATGCCACTCTTGCGAAATATTGTGGGTGGTGAAATCTAACCGTAGCACCAGCACCCATTTGAGCCAATTTCGTAATGGCCTTTTGCTGATTATTGGCTATTTTGATAAGTTTTTTCAATATTTCTTTTTCGCTCATATCAAGACCTCTCATCCTCAAAATCGGACAAAGTTTCTTCTTGATCAAACACTTCCAAAGAATCGTCTTTGATATCCATACCAAATAACTCATCATCAGAGGCATTAATGTCGAAGGAATCGGCGTCTAACAAATCAGCTAATTCTGGATCTACATCTGACTTACTCAATTTATTAGATTGATTAATATCAGCTAGATTAAATTGTGTTCCATGATTTTTTAGGTTTTGCACCTGTTTCTCGGAGGTAAGTCCTCTGGTATGCCTATCATCCGCAATACTCTTGAACTTAATAGATTCTCCTGGCTTAACTTCATTAGGATCGATAGGCATTTCAGGATCTTTCATCCATTCCCACATTTTACTAATACTACGATTAGGATCTGATATAAGTCTGGCATCTTGTTCCGACATAACGTTAGCGGGGCCTAGAAGTTTACCGATTTGATGTTCTGAATATCCCATCCCACGCAAAATCACATTGAATTTAGCTTTGGCGATAGGATTGCCCTTAGAAAATTCCATTAAATCACGTTGAGTTAATCCTAATTCCATCAATTTATTGATGGATGGCATTTGGACAGCCGGCTTAGATTTGGCAGAGTGGTGCTGGGCAATCTTTTGTAATAGTTTAAGTACATCATCGGCCCTAGATGCCAACCCCACCTCTTCGAAAATTTCCAAAGCGGCATGTAGGCAGTCGGCAGCCTTGACAAGATTCGGGGTGGCATCATTGGAGGCTTGCTTGCGCAATTCCCCTTGCATACCAGAAATAATCTCGTCTTCAAACATCTTTTTGGTGATCATTGATAATCCTGAGATAGGTTTTTTAGGATTTCTAAGATCTCTTCGGATTCTTGAAACATACCAGCCTGATCAAAAATCTCGGCTGCTATACTCAAAAAATCAGCAGCTTTGGCTAATTTATCGAAACCATGACGAGCCTCGGTTTGGTTTTTGACCAAACCGGTTTCCATGGCACGATAGATCTCATCCTCTGCGCTGCATTGTTTAAACATTATTCACCTAATTGTAGCCAATTACTTCTTGGAAGAAGAGGACTTTTTGTCATCCTTCTTGTCAGACTTCTTGGAATCTTTCTTGGAATCACTCTTCTTGTCTTTGGCAGACTGAGAATCGCTCTTCTTGGAATCCTTCTTGTCAGACTTCTTGGACTTCTTAGTATCCTTATCCTTCTTCTTGGCTTCTACAACCAAGGAGGCAATCTTCAAAGTGAGGGCGGAACCTCTACCAAGACCTACGGCGTCCATGGCGGCAGATGCAGTAAGCAAACTGTCGATAGCTACGTCAAAGGCAGCAGATGATTCCATTGAAGAATCTTCGGCCTTGTCAGAATCAGAGGAAGACTTCTCGTCTTCTTCCTTCTTCTTTTTCTTGGCATCATTGTCATCACCGAAGTGATTGTCGTATTCACCACGATCATCAGCAGAAGATTCGTCCTTTTTCTTATCGAAATTGAACTTTTTCTTAGCATCCTGATCATCGGCAGCAGAAGAGTCTTCCTTCTTCTTTTTGGCGTCTTGATCATCGGCAGCAGAAGAGTCTTCCTTCTTCTTTTTTGCATCTTGGTCATCTGCCATAGCAGAATCACAGGCGCAATTTTCCTTATCCTTGCCGCATTTGGCACAGTGTTCGGAAGCTGTCTTGTATTGTGTGGCAAACAAAGACTTATGCTCTTTGCTGTTTAGTACCGCATCCATTGTTGCGGCTACGAAATCTGATACACTTTGGTTTTTCATTCTGAATCCTCGGTTTTGGTAGAGTTTTTTAGTTGAACTTTAAAATACACCCTTTTTGGTTCCGAACATAGAAGACAATTGGGCATATGCGTCTTCTTCAACTAGAGAGGTGGTTTGTGAAGTTACTTCACTATCGCCTCTGAGACCAACTTGTGGAATACGACCAGCTTCCTTACGGAGGGTTGGTTCATGACGTGCAATCACTCTCTTGAGGGATTCGAAGTTATCATCGCTGAATTTCATGAGCTCATCTACTTGAGCAGAGATTGAGCTTCTATCACTACGGCACATACCACGGTCAGCCATGTCATAAGCGGTCTCGAAAGAACGGGCTAGTTTGACTCTGAACTTGTTAAGCTCTTCTTCCATATCAGCCTTAACGTGCTCCTTGACTAACTCACTAGCAAATTCGCTTCCGCCATCAACTTCACCATAGAATTTCTTCCAGTAAGCAACTGCATCCTTGTCAAGACCTTCTGCCACGAGAGCATCTACGTCCTTTGGATCTAGCTTACCTTCGGAGACGAGTCTCTGAATAGCTTCGGCTTCTTTACGAACCTTTGGTGGCATTCTAGCAACTTCCAACATAGCTTTGAGGGACTCTTCTGGAGTCTCAACTAGACCTAGTGGGAACTTAGCTTCACCAGTGTTGCTGGATGGTTTGGTATCCAAATGAGTCTGACCATCAGCCAAACCATCGGACTTATCTAGCATATCACTGAATTGAATCTTTTCAGCGCTTTGGATTTCGCCAGTTTCTTCTTTACCGAGAGCATCAGCAGCCAACTTAGCTCTGAGAACCGCACGGCCTTGTCTGGAATCATAAGAAGCTACTTTACCCACCATAATGTTAGCATCTGGAGCAAGCTTGGCAACTTCACCGGCTTGAGCTGGGGTAGAGACTTGGATACCGTCATTATCATCGGCGCCTAGACCTTCTAGACCCTCGTGCTCGTGTTCTTCTGGATGATCTTCGAGAAGGCCTTCTAGTCCTCCTAGTCCATCATCGCCCATCATCTCACTAACAGCATCTAAATCTGCGTTAGTGTCGCTGATTAGTCCCATCAAGTCACCGCCATCTGCGGAGTGACTATCCTTCTTGTCGCTCATAGAATCTCCTTCGGCTAGTGATTGTAGCTCTGCTTCAATTTCAGCACGCTTGACAATGGCCTTAGTACCACGAGCATACTTAACGAAAGCGGTCATTAACTTGAATCCATCTGCTACGGCAGTCTTGGCTTCATTCAATGCGTCTTCTACGACGGTACCAACAAACTCTTGGTTACCTTCGTTGACAGCGCCCTTGTCGTACATGCCAGAAATCATCTCTAACTCTTGTTGATGATCATTGAGTTCTGCAATAGACTCCTTCATAGCGTGAGTTAGGGCACCATTTAGTTCCACTCTCAAAGTATTGAGGGTAGAGGTACCGAAACTAGCGGTAGAACTCTTGGAATCATCAGCCATAGCTGCTGGACCACCTGCTGGACCACCAACACCACCGGCTGGAGCAGCATCTGCACCACCCATTTCGGCTTGTTCACCAGTTAGAGCACGAACGGCTTCTACTAAATCGGAGCTGAGGTCTCTGACCTTCTCGGATAGTTCCAAAGCACTTTGCTTTGGGTCACCAGACTTACCAGCATCTTCTACTGGAGGTCCAGCATCACCGCCGCCTGGAGGGGCAGAGGTTCCACCAGCGTCACCACCTGGAGGTGGAGGAGGGGGGGCAGCTTGTGCCTTCTTGATTAGATTGTTAACAGCTTCAGCACCGTTTGCCTTGACTTTTTCAATCAACTGAACACCGAATGGCTTGGTTGCGATACTGTCGTATAGAACGTCAGTTACTCGACCACCACACAACTCATCCACAGAAGCGGTAAGAATGAGCTTGTCGCCCAAAAATACTTCCCAAGCACTCTTGGCTTTGTTTTGAGAACCGTTGCTATTTGCAGCCTTGACAAATCGAGCACGTAGGGTGTTGGCTCTAGCAAGCATTTCCTTACGCTTCAACTCATCCTTAGGATCAGCAGAGGATGGAGAGGGGTGAAGGCCGTCCACTGGACCAACGCCTGGAAATGGAGGTTGACCTACCATTTGCTTATCTTCATATTCACGCAACTCTTCGTTGAGCTTGTCTTTTGTATACTTTGGCTTACCTGGGGTTGGCTCATTAACACCACCACCACCTAGCCAATAAGCTTGCTTGTCCTGTAAGGCGTCTTTTGCCATTTGGACAATACCTTGGCGCTTAGCCTGTCGGTCTTCCACTTCGGCACGAGCGAGCATTTTCTTACGCTCTAACTCGTTGGAAGGATCCACAGAACCTGGGGATGGATGCATTCCGTCCACTGGCCCCACTTCTGGAAATGGAGGTTGACCTACCATTTGCTTATCTTCGGTTTCACGAAGATGTTCATTTAGTGGGTCTTTTTGATATTTAACTTGACCCGGAGTTGGTTCGTTTACACCACCAGCACCCTGAAAATAAGCTGACTTATTGAGTTTATCTGATCCTGACATATTTTCCTCTTGTTTTATAGAAGTAGATTTCGCTAACTTATCCAAGCTCTTTTTCATTTGGTTTAGCGTGGCTTCAATGGAGGCTGTAACCTGTTGAAGTTCGGCTATGGACTCTGCCTCTACATCGGCAGATGCAAACCTGAGAGTTTGCGGAGTTTGGAGAGCCAATCCAGAATCCGTAGGGGTGCCTTCATCCATGGCAATGGAGCCCGACGATTGATTAGATGCAGAAGAATTAGTATCTTGTGGAGAAATTTTTACATTTTTAAATTCCTGCACTTTACGGAATGCTTCATCTAATTCAGACTTGAACTGATTTATATCGGTTGCTTGAACGTTGAATTGGGCGCTTCCTCCACCCTCATCACCGTTTGGATCTGACACATTTACTTGAGCACTAAATTGAAGATCGGCTAGTTTTTGTAGTTCTAGAGCACGATTTTCTAGATAAGTGTTCATGGTATTAGCTGCGGCAATGATATGTTTGATGTTGGCCCTTGGATCAGCACCATTCATAACGATAGAAAGCTCAATAGGATTGAGGTCTACGTTGATTTCGCCGTAGCAAGTCTTGTTTTTCATATGGCCGCAGAAATCGGCTTCTGCACGAGCGACCCTTCCACAGTCGTAACAAATTGCTCGACCCACTGCCGTACCCATAGACACGCAGTTAGAAACACCAGTAGAAATTTGTCTGGCTAATTGCGGAAATCCAGCCTTATCTAAGGCGCATAAGGCTACTACTCTTTTGAGATTACGATCGTAATAGGTATCAACAATAAAACCTCTAACGTGGTCAACTGAACTGGATTTATGATCCACACATAGAGGCTTATGCTTCCATTTTTTGTAAGCTTTGGTTAATTCTTCCTCTGGAAAAATATCGCCATTAGAATTCTTATACGGCTTAACACTGGGGTCATTACTGGTCCATTTCCAAGTGTTGCCAGATTTATCCCAGCCCACTTGAACGGCCTCACCCCTAAGATTTAGTTTAGGCGTACCATCTTCATT